ATCGCACTGGCAATACCAAACTGCGCTCTTTCTACCATTTATTTCTCGATTTGGTGCCCTACTAACGACGGTCAGTTTACCAAATCTTTTTCCGATAAGGTCTTCAGCGAATCGACCACGCATCTATCAAAAGGCTCCTTTCTTCCTCTGACATCACATCAATTCCAATGCTCTTTGCATCCTGTACAACATTATCTATCAATCTGCTCATCTCCTTCGTGTCATACGTGGATGATCCAGCATACGCAAATACCAGTTTATATCCCGGCAGTTTGCTGTTATCAACAACTTCAACGAACCATCCGGTTCCGTGTGTTGACCAGATATCCGAAAAAGCTTCAACAGCGTTTTCTTTTATCGGCAATGGCGTATAGATTCCGACCTCTTTGATATGATGTTTATAGACTTCCTCTTTGGTGCTTCCTATTTTTCTCGCGATCTGTTCACAGAGACTCCACATCATTGCGTTAGCGTCAAGGCTGCGCTTGTATCGGAATTTCTTGATGGAGAAGTCCGTGTCCGTGTCTTTGAACTTCTCGAACTGCTCCCGGAAATCTCCATCAAGTTCAATCGTCAAGCGCTGCTTGCCGTTGATGCTTAACGCAAGGTCAAGCAATCGGCTTCGCATTCTTGCAGCACTCCGGGCAAAGCTGAAGACCATACTTCTTGATAGTCATCCTCGCAACCTCGTTGTGTGTGATCTTCTTACCGTTGGTCAGTGTCGTTCCATGAAGCTGTGTTCCGCACTTCTCGCAGTAGTAATAGCCGTCAGGAGCTTCTATGGGCTGTTTCCCTTCGCTCTGCTGATCGTTTCTATCAGCAATAGTATCTTTACCCTTCTGATACTTGAAAACGTCTACGCCACGGCTGTCGTTGGCAATAACGAGCTTTGTGATCACGCCGTCTTCGTTATAGCCGATCTCAACTACTCGGAACTTGTCATAGCACCTTTTGTTCTCGATCTTGCACTTGTCCGCTGGAATCCAGATAAATGGAGCAGTGTAAAGCTCTCTGCCGATCCCCCAGTTAAAACAAGCTCTTTTGAAGCTGTCAGAAGCAAGACCTTTCTCCGCTTCGGTGTTTGACTCTGTTCCGGTGTCTTCCTTCTCAATCCACTCACCTTTGTCCATGTCGTAGATTGAAACGATGCAGTTTGCGTTTTCCCGGCTGTGATGTCTCTGCCACCCGAACGCTCCAAAGGTTTCGTCAAGAATGTTCATATCGCAACGTGCATCCTTGTACAGCAGAAGCGAAAGGCCTTTGTCTTTGATAACACCGATGCGGCAGTCAATCTCATCCGCTCGGAGTGTTCTGAACATTCTTTCCATATCACTTCACCTGAATGTTGTTCTTCTGCTCGATGTGAGCAAACTCGAAAACCTGTCCGTTCTTGATGGCGTTCTTCACATCTGCCTTCCTGACTTCAGGTTCAATCTTCAAAAGTCCGGGGTCATTGGCATACGCCCACTCAATGAAGCCGTCATCAACGACAAGCTCATCGCTCTTGCGATAGCTGATAGAGTGCCGTCCGTTCTTCCACTTCTCACCCTTGAGAAGATACGCAAGAAACCGCTTTGCACGTTCCGCTCTGGCTTCAAGCTGGCTCTGCCGCTTTGCGAGCTTCATCTTCTCGTCCTTCACGTCTGCCGCTTCTGCCTTGAGGTTCTTCACATCGGAAGCGATGTTATCAATCAGCAGTTCAAAGTCTGCGGTGATCTTCTCAATCTGGGAAAACATCTCTTCTTCCGGGATCAGCAGTTCCCCGGTTTCAGGATCGTAGGCGTTTTCAAGCGCCTGCTCAATCTGTTCATCAAGTCTGTAAATCATACGTCCCTCCAAAAATTGAATGTATATTCCTCAAGGCTATCATCTTTGTACTGCCAAGCCATAATACTGTCTTTTGTTACCGTAAGGTTGACCAGCCTGTCGCTTGCATCGGGTGACCCGTAAACAATATCCCTGATTGCTATCAGGTGTTCAGCAATCGCATTTTCAAGCTCGCTCATTCGGTTCTCCTTTCAGAACGTATCTGGCATAAGTCTTCCCGTTCTTCGTCTCGTTCGTGGTCTGGATCATATACCCAGCATCGCGAAGGTTCTTAATCCTCGCGCTCAATCTGAAGCTTCCGCAATATTCCAAAGCCTCAAGCGGGGAGATTGAACCGTGTCCCTGCATATACGCAAGAATCCTCTTGCACTGCGAAATTTTCTGTGGTATCATAATACCGTCCTTTCTGTCACTTAATTGTGGCGGTTGCCGTCCTGTTGCCGCAGGGCGGCTTTTTTATTATTTCAATTAAATCCTCCAAGTAATCTTTACTTACAATGTTTGACTCAATAAAAGACGCATCTACAACCACGCCAGATATATCAGAAATCTTTCGTACATTTAAAATGTCATCTATAATACTATCAAGTCTTACCTGCAAAGCCTTCTGTATCTTTTCAATATTTGGACTGTTCGGCATGATATAAACCCCGCTGTAATCACCTATACCAATTGCGCCGAACTGCCTCATAGTATTGCGAGTCCCGTCAATAACATCATTCAATACGCAACCACGAATATCAACTTGACTCTGTAGAGTATCTTTCATATCCGAAATGTCTGCATAACCATAATCAGACAAATCAGCTATTTTCCTCTTTCGATAACGGTTTACAGCTTCCTCAAAGTATTTTTGTACGTTCACCTCTTGTATCTCTCTTCGATATATCTGACAGATTGTAAGACCTTCTTCACACATCGCAATGTAACGTTCTCTTTCTGCTTCGGAGAGATTTGTGAGCCATTTAGCTGTGTTTTTTGTGATTGGCGCTTTAAGTTCATTAATTCCACCAAGCTGAACAACTCTAACAAGCGCGGCGGCGTGTAGTTTCGCATAAAGCACAGACTTGTAACGAAATTGCTTTACCGCATCAAGTGCAGACTTTAAAGCACTTAACTCTTTAATCATTTGCATCATTTCATCAAGATTGTTACATCGCTCGATCTTCAATACTGCGTTTTGCGCATCAATAATTGTTAGCTCATTCAATTATTTTCTGTCCTTTCTGTCACGTCCGTGAGGTTGCCGCCTCACCGATGTACTGTTCAAGCAAATGCTTGCTGATGTGGTATGTGTATTTCGTTGAAGTCTTCACGCACGTTCCGAACGGAAGATTCCCACGCTGTAGCCCTATCCGTATAAACTGCTGAGATACGCCAAGAAGTTTTGCCGCTTCTTCAACCTTTACTCTTTCCATTTCACATCCCTTCCTAATCGAGTCCAATTAATCGGACTCATTTTTTGTTATGCTTCAGTCATCACGAAGAAGTTCCTCAACTGTGCAGCCGTAGAACTCCGCAAGCCTCAGAAGTTTATCGACGCGAGGTTTGTTTACTCCGGTTTCCCACTGATACACGGCTGCATCAGTCACGTTAAACTCCTTCACGACTTCCGCAACACTCTTGCCAGCTTTCTGTCTGGCACTTTTAAAACTCACTATTTCACCTCCAATACTAAGTTTCTCTTAACTTTGTAACGGACTTGTAATATTATGTAAGTACCACTTCAACAAAATATTAAGAGTCCGCTAATTTTAGGGGGCTTCGTTGTCTTTACCCTCTAACTGTAAATTAGTATAACACTAATCATCGCTAATGTAAAGTATAAATTGGCATGACTTTGTATTTTGTTAATTTTTAACAAAAAGGCAGTTATTTTAATTTTTTATTATTATGTTTAAAATGTCGCATTTTCGCAGATAATTTGCTATTTCGGAACTTTTAAAGGTACATTTCACAGGAAAAACTATGTGCGTTTACGTCCGTTAGTAACACATAAGTAACAAAAAGCCGGGGTAAATCCGGCTTAAATCATCATTGCTCTGTTGTATGCCATGATGCTGTGAACGATCTCTGCTTCAGGTCTTTTGCTTGTTGCCGCAAGCCATCTCAGAAACTTTACCATCTTTGCACCTCCGCTGTCGGAATCATCCTCGTTCTGCATCTTACCTTCTTGCACACCGGCAGTCTAAAAACCTTGGTCACGCAGCAGAAGCTCCACGCTCTGCTTACAACGATCTCGCCTCTGTCGTTTCTGTAGACCTCATAATATCTCGGTTTAGTCATAGTCCTCTTCCTCCATCTGCTCTTCCTCAAACCGTCCGGCATTGATTGCTCCATAGGTATAGCCGTTGTCGTGGCTGAGATAGATCGGCATATCTTCATCGAAGTCCATCAGAAAGTTAATCAACTCACCGACCGTCATAGTGTTGCCGCACTGCTCCGTGGTGTAGCCTTCACGCTCTGCAATTCCGAAAATAAAAAGTCTGTTATTCATGTTGTGTCCTTTCTGCCCTGTCATCATCAGGAGTGGTGGGGCGGTTCCACTCGACAGCCCGTGGGCTGTTTCGACTTTATCCAAGCAACGTGTATTCTGATGTGTTTGCAAAGTTTAGAGTCATGCTTTGTGGAGTAATCATGTTTTCGGATGCTTCATATACTGCCTTGACTTCGCATCCTTTCTGTAGCTTTGCTTTTGTAATGTCATACGCTTCGTCAGCGGTGTTTGCTTTCACATACCCAAATGCTGAATAATATCCGTTCTGTCTGTTTCTCCAATATACCTGCCAAATATTCATTACTTTGTGTCCTTTCTCCCCGGTGTGGTCTGATAGGTCAACCGTTTTATTTTACTTCAGCCAGCCTTCAAAGACTCTCTCGATTCTGAATTGTTCTGCGCTTCCAAACTCGTCTTCAAGTTTTGCTATCAGATCGCTTTTCCTGTATGCCTCGGCAACCGGAAGGTCATCTTCATCGTATGCCCTGTAAATCCACATTCTATTTTTCCTTTCTGCCTGTCGGCTCTGTATCTCTTGTTTACATCTATGATTATACACTTATTAAGTATAATTGTAAAGAGAAAGTTTCATGATTAAGTGTAAAAAAGTAAACAAAATTTCGATGTCGTTTTTGTGTATATTGTACACTTAACAAGTATCTTGCTTTCTGTTATACTATTCTTCGAGGTGATGCTATGAAAAGAGAGTATACTGAGGCAGTAAAAAAAGCCAATCGAACATGGGATTCTAACAACCTTGACCGAATCTCTGTTGCTATTCCAAAAGGTCAGCGAGACATTATAAAGGCGCACGCTGAGTCAATTGGAGAATCAACGAACAAGTTTATCCAGCGAGCGATAAACGAAACCATTGAGCGAGATAAAAAAAGAAGCCCGGAAGCGTAAGCCTCCGGGCATTTATTATTCAGTAGCAGGTGGCAGCTCGTTCTTGTTGAAAGCGTTGTTGAACTCTGCAACAGCAGACTCGATCATGCTCACCAGTTCGTATTCGCTGATCGTGATGCCGTATTCAGCAAGCAGTTCAGAGGCACGTTTCATTGCGGCTTCAAGCTTTTCCTTGCCGTGGATGTCTTTGTATACCTGCTCTACGAAGCGCACGGCCGTCTTTACGACGTTCTGTTTGATTTCCGTGGTGATATACTTCTTGTACAAATTCTTCGCCTGTGCGCCAAGGAAAGCAGCAATAGCGAGGAAAATTGCAAGGATGATCTGTGTCAGATAGTGGTTCATCACTTTACCTCCTGATAGTCAAGCTTCTCGATCTTGGTAACGTTCTCCTCACCGTACATGGCAAGGACTTCCTGAAAGGTTGCGGCAACGACGTTATACCGCTCTCCATTCTCCAAGAAAACAATGTATCTTTCTTTCTGTTCGATTGCCATATCAAGCACCTCCATGCGCTTTGTTGTTCAGATATGTTTCGATTTCTGATATTGTGGTT